AAAGGGGGCAAAATGCAGATGCAAAAGCTCGTGAACCAATGTCTGTTCCATGTCCTGTGCGAACATCGTGTTGCGTGGATAATCGAGCGGATCGATGATATGGATGACCGACTTTCTCGATTCAAGCACCTAATTATTTTCCCCCTGCGCATCTTCCAAGGTCATCTCGTCAGCCCGACAGATTTTGGCGCGAATATCCCAGGCGTCGAGCTTCAAAATATGCTGCCATTCCTTCAACGCCTCTTGAAGCTCCTCATTGTTGTATAAAACACTCATCGCCTAACCTCCCACATGGTATAATGGCCGCAACTGAGAAATAGCTGTGCCTTACTCGTTGCTTATTATCGTGTCGCATGATATAATTTAGATAGAGATAGATGGTTCTATCCTTCGCCCGTATTGGTGGAGGAACTTAGAACCATCTATTTTTTGTACCTGAAAATACCAGCTAGCTTACCACCACTCAAAAAGATGATGTCTAGGCATTCTATTTTTGAACGCGACAGTCTATCTGCGACCACCTTTTTCAGTCTCTCCACATTTAACACAGCATCAAATTGTAGGATTATCCCACCCGGATTTTCGACAATTTGCTTAACCCCATGACGCACAGCGCTATCAGCCGCCTTTTCAGAAGTTATGGTCTTCAGCTCCCATAAGGCATTATTCCATGTATAATCCGGAGTTAACACTCCAGGGGATCTATTTTCTCGAAGCAATTCGATTCTGCCGCCAAACAAATCGAGAATTGTTTCTGCAACCTTTATTTCTTGCCTGTGCTTCGACTCTGAATAACCTTGTGGGTAAATGATGCCTGCTTTGTCCCCTATGGCATTCCGTATGTAGTCGTCTTCCACATCTACAAGCCGTGAAACAACTTTTTGCGACTGCCATTTCGCTAATGTAGTCTTCCTATCTACGTAGACCTTCTTCCATTCCTCGTAGGTCATGCTGGCTGGCACGCGGATATATTTCCCATCTGTATTCCTTGCCGCCCGCTCTCCCCTTGGCTTGCCATCGCCCTTGATACTGCCGACTATGGTCGAGCGGCAGTGCGGATGGAGCGGCGGCGCGTTGGTGCCGGGGCTGTAATCGTCGACGGGGTAGATATGACCATCATGGTCGCGGCAGGTCGCCGAGGTGCGCCGGTCAAGCGTTGCAACGAAGCGGTAGTATTTCATGCCGCTTTCCTTGATGCCGTCGACGATGGCGCGGTTTTCTACGTAGTTCAGCTCCGTGCGGACGAGCCGGATGGCCTGCGAGTAGCCGACGTTCATGCGCTGCTTGACGTAGCGAGCGAGCTCGTCAGCGGAACAGCCGCGGTGCATCCCTGCGGTGACTGTCCGCTGTATCGTCTCAGCCAGCTTCTCGCCATTCTTCCAGATGCGAGCGGAGTAGTTCTTCCCGCTCCAGGGCGTCCGAATCACGTTCTCCAGCGCCCCCGCATCGACGCGGCTGACCGGATGGATGAGCCCGCGTTTCTGGCCGATGTCATAGAGGTCATGATAGTAGAAATCCTTATAGGCTGACGGCAGGAACTTGTCCATGGCAGCCCGCACGTCTTTTGAGAGCTTGCCAATCTCGACGAGCGTATCAGCGTAGAGCTTGTCAAGTCTTGTGATGCGGCTGCGCATGGCCAGCGTGTTCAGCTCGCGCAGGAGCTCGTTGTCGCCGTTCGCCTGGATTTCTTTGATGTAGTCCTCGATGTCCATACGCCATGTCCGGTATTCCCGCCCCATGAGGAGGCGCTGCGCTTCTACCATGTCAAGGCCGTTATCATTCGCAAACCGTGCATAGAGCACGCGGATGTCGCTCTCGATGTGGTGCAGGGAGCGCGCGTAGAGGTCAAGCAGCTCTTTCTCAATCTCCCGTCGGCTTTTCCGGTGCCATGCTGCTTCCAGCTCCGTGTTCCGCTTCGCCCAGTATTCCTCGTTCGTCACTTGCCTCACCGCCTGTCATGCCTTCCTGCTGCTCTTTCTGCAGCTCCTCCATTTCCTCGGCCGGATCCGTGACGAACGGCAGCAGAGAGAGGAGGCGCTTCTGCGAGACGAGGCCGTAGAGCTCTTTGACGATCTGCGCCTGCTCTGCATCGTTCGACGGCAGGTTCGCCGTGAACGTGATCTCGATGTCGCGGAAGTCGATGTCGGCGACGCTCTTGAGCTTCAGCATGCCGCCGATGAGCTCAATGCGCCGCTGCAAGCCCTTTTTGAACCATCGCTCCTTGTGACTGCGAATCTGCTCGAGCCCGATGAGCTTGTACTTGATGGCGATGCCAGAGACATTTCCGGCAAATGATTCGTCACTCATGTCTGGCACGCTCGAAAACTTGTGAATGTCCTTTTGCAGACGCGTCTTGATGTTCTCGATGTACGTGTCGTTGAGGTTCTTAATGAGCCATTCCGCACCGCCGCCTTCTTCAAAGACGAGCACCTTGTTGCGCCGGAGTGCCTGCACGTCCTCCTCGTTCGTACCACCGACACCCTTCAGCACGAGGTATGCGTCCGTGAAGTCCTCCATATCGTCGAGCGTCAATGACTGCGCTTTGTCGTAGGCATCGACGAGGCTCATGACGTCCTCGAAGTCGCCGCGATGGAGCTTGTTATTCGCGTACTCGACGAACGGCACGTCATCGAAGTAATGCAGCGTCGGTCCGCCAATCTGCCGGATGCTGCCGCTTTGGTACGAGTAATTCGTGACGTCGCTCTTGTCGTAGACGTCGACGAACTCGTCGTAGGTCACGCCGTCGAGCCGATAGACGCGGTAGTGCCGGATGGCGTAGAGGATTTCTTCTTCGAGCGATGCATTGCAGACGAGGATGACTTCCTCCGATGGCACGGAGCAAAAGCGAATCTTTGCGTCCTCGTCCATGTAAAGCAGCTCATACGCCTCTCCTGTGACGCTAGCCTCGGATGCCAGCTCGAGGTTGTGTGCGGCTTCATCGTTGTACTTGAAGACCTCCTGCAAGGCGTCGACCTCGTCCTCGTTTTCCGTGATGGACGAGTAGGCGACGGGCTTGCCCATAAAGAAGCCCGTGCTCATGTCGGCGATGTAGGCGCAGTAGTTCGAGACGATCTTGTTGTTCGGCGCGTTGTTCGCGCGCTGCTCCTTGCGGAGGATGTCGTGCTCGCCTCGATAGTAGCGCTTGAGCCGCATCGCGCGGCCGAGCGCGCCTTCGTGACGTAGGCAGATCGTCGCGATGTCGTTTGCCGTGAGCTCCGTCTGCGTCGTATGAATTCTCATAGGCCGAAGTCCTCCTTTCGGAAATGATGCTTGATGTCGGCCACGTCGTAGTCGTCCAAGCCATACCAGATGGCCGAGAACGTATGCGGGTCGATGTTGAATTCGTCTGGAATGATTTCGTTGTCGCGGTCTTTCGCGTACGTCAGCTCTTTGAGTTCGGCGATGCAGTGGCGGCAACGGTCGGAACAGATGATGCGCCGAAAGCGCTTGACCTTCCTCGTATTGTCGAGACGCGAGTGGCGCGAGCCGCCGTTGCTCTTGTGCGTGGCGACCATGTTGAAGCCGCGTTTCTGGTAGTAACGGATGGCTTTCGGTTCCGCCGAGTCGGCCTTGATGCGCTCGCGCGTCTCGACGAACTCATGCAAGGCGTCGGCCGTCTCGTCGTCGGTCATGTGGTTCTGGTAGTACTCCCAATAGAGATACAGCCACTTGTTTTCCTTGTCGATGGCCATGCGGACGACGGCGTTGTATGATTCCTCGAAACCGAAGTCCATGCCGACGCGATACGACGAATGCGGGAGCCGGTCGACCGCCTCCATGACGTCGTCGTGGCTCTTGATCTCGAACTGCGGCAGGACAAGCAAGCCGTTGACACCGAACCGGCCAAGCCGCGCGATGCGGTAGAGGTCTGGGTCATAGTTCTTCATCTCGTCGAGCTGCGCGATGTACGAGGCCGGCAGGAACAGGTTATCGCTCGCGACGGAATGGTGATAATACGTGTTCCCGACGCGCAGGATGCGCTTCTCGTAGAGGTCGTCGTCGCTGACGTTCCGTTTCTGGAAAAAGTGCTTGTACGTCCAATTCGACCGTGCAATCGGGTTCGTCGTCAGAATCATGTACAGCGGGAGCGATGGATGACGCAGGCGGCCGAGAAGTTCCTCGAATCCTGCGTATTTCAACTCGCTGCACTCCTCCACCCAGACCATGCTGACGTTGTTGATGGACTTCAGCTTCGCTGGCTTGTCCATGCCCTTGAAGATGATGAGGCTGCCATTCGAGAAGCGTACCTGCGACGGTGCACCGACGAAATGCACCTGCTCAAAGAGTCCCATGTCCTCGACGATTTCCTTCAGCAGTGAATAGCACGAGTCACGGATCGTCCCGAACACCTCGCGAACGACAAGGCACGTCCGCTTTTCTTCCAGGAGCTTCAGGATGACCTTTAGCGCCGCGTGATACGACTTCGACGAGCCATAGCCGCCAACAAGGAAATAAATCTTGCTGCCCCAGTCGAAAATGAAGTCCTCGAAATGGGGATTGACCTCTTTCACGATGTTCATATCAGATGTCAACCTCTTTCCGCACGACCGTGATCTTGATGTCCTTGCCGCCGTTCTCCTTGCCGACGTCCTGCTTGATCTTGTGCATGGACTCGGCCGCATGGATGCGCCGGTCCTGCACACGGGTCAAGGCCTCCTCGAGAGCAATCAGGTCGTTGAGCTTCGGTGACTTGCGCCGGATGAAATTTTTCGGCTTCGGCTTGCCTTCCTTGTCAAAGTAGCCGTGGATTTCTTCCTCGACCTCGGGATTCGCAAGGTACTCCGTCCGCAGCTTCATCATGCGCCGCTCGCGGATGGCAAGCAGGCGGATATCTTCATCGAGGTTCTTAATGGGCTCGACGTCGATGCTGCCATAAAGGATGGCGCGTTCCTCTTTATCGAGCTGGTCTTCCCAGATGATGGCATACTCGCCTGTCTTCAGCGCTGGCCCCGTCTTGCCTACGTGCGACTTGCCGGAGCCTGCGGCATTCCTGCTGCCTTTCG